CTTGTCCGGTTTCAAAATTATGTGAAACTACCATGTCACCTATTTTTATATCGTATATACTTCTCATATCATCTCCAGTTGCAATCAACATGCTATCATGAACACAACAGTAAGGGCAACCACCAGTGCTATAGTTTAAGGTATAATCAGTTTCTTGTTGTACTTTAAAAGTATGTGCTTTCCAATCTGGATATCCAGACTTTTTAAAATATAAATCAAATGTGTGATTAGTAACTGCAGTAGTGTATCCAAAGTCAGACAAAGATACCGAATCTTGTACTTTAAATGCTGTATAGGAGTATGGACTGACTGATGGAGTTAATAAGGTTTTTACAGAGCTATCCCAGTTAGACCCTGAAGTGTAGGGCTCTCCAGACCCAGCTGAATAAGTCGTTGATGTTTGCGAGTAGTTTGTGTTAGTAACTGTTGCACTTCTGGATGCATCAATATAATAACTATCTGGATATTGAGATGGAGTAAAGGTTGTTCCACATAATAGATACAGTGTTCCAGTTGTCATAGCTGTTCCATTATAAATACTTGTATAAACTATACCGGGATATGCTGTCACAGTCTCTTCTAAATACCAATATACACCATAATTACTGGATCCATATACACCAACTGTTCTTTGAACAATTTGAAATTCTGTTGTAGCGACCCCAAATGCGAAAAATTCGGAATCGTATTGTACATCAGAAAATACCCCTTCATATGTATTCACTGTACCATAATCAAAATTTGATAGATATGGCATCTGAGAAGTATATCCAGCAAACTCACTCATACCATCCGGACTAGTTTTTCCAGCATCCGCTGAAACACCTCTTAATCCAACATTTGTATAAGCTGTTGTACTATTATAGTTCCCATCAGCAACTTCTCTTTTAATTCCTCTGAGGCTTATATTTGTAGTTGGTACAGTCATTATTTAATTATCCCTGAAATTAAGTCCTCAAAGGCTTCTACTTTTTCTACCCTATTTGGCCAGTAGATATATTCCTTTTCGGGGTTCTTCTTTAAGTTAGATAAAAGTGGTAAGATCGCATTATATAACTTATTTAATTTCTCTTCCATCTCTGCACTGGTTGCAGATGCTGTAGTAGATTCAGCTGATAATTTCTGAACAGCTTCTAGTTCGTTTTCATCTACCGCGGTAAATCCAAAATCAAATGTTTCTAAATCTAAACTCATTCTTGTACCTCTATATGTTTATATTTATATTGTCTAGGAAGGGTCTTTGTTTTATCTTTTACCACTTTAGATCGAAACGGAGTATCCTTCGCGAAAAGGACACGGTGAAATCTCGTCTTGTGACGATTCGTCTTCTCCATATCTGCCCCTTTCTTCGTTGCCATCCCAATTCAATTCCGTCATTGATTTTTGTTTCATCTTTTGATTAAATATTTTATCCCAATTTTCATCAAACTGTTTTCTGTTTGAAATTGGTCTTTGCTTACTTCCCTTGCCCACGGTATGCTTTAAAACCTCTTTTCTTACTCTTATTCATGGTCGCCATAGATTTAGGCTTTCTCCCTTGAGAAGTCCCTTTCTTAATCGGATCATGTCTAGATATTGTAATTGCTTTTGCCATGTATCTATTTATACATCAAATAGACTTAGTATAGGAAACATTTTCGGAAGTACTTTCCATCATTTGGCAATTCACTCTAACAAATTCTATGTTAGGATATCTGGAATATATTGATTCATGTTCAGATATCCATATTGCTCTAGGTTGTGATCTTTCATAGCAGGGTGTTCCGTAATAAACATTATCATGTCCAACCCCATCAAATCCAGCCATATAAATCTTATCGTATCCCTGTTCACATGCTATTAATAGCGCCATTGAGCCACTAGACAGTTCTGCATCTGGAATACTTTCTACTTTATCTTCTTTATCTAACCAGGTAACAATCACTGAGTTTGAATCGTCAATACCTCTCATAACAAAACGATCTGTTGGTTTGTTTTCTATTACTCTTGGTTTTGTAGTCTTACCCATTGAGAATGCAGAGTATAACGGATTATACCATTCTGCTTCTATTGGTGACCATTCAGAAAAATAACAAGGTTTTTCTTTTGCATATCCAGTACAATAGACTTCATGTTGCATTGCAATATCAACACAAACTAAACCATCAATATCTGTATCCCTATAAGCAGCATTGCATCCAAATACAAATAGATCTTTATGTCTATATTCTAATCCTTTTCGGGATACTCCATTTCCTAATATTAACGCCTGCATTCTAATATTTTGTGATCTATAAAGTGTTTTGTTGTTGAATATACCCACGGATCTCTGAGACATAAGTGCATTCCAGTGTCTCCAGTCCAGTCGTCAAAGAATTGGTCAAATCTATCACTGTATTCATTTGGGTATTTTTTAATAAGATCTCTTAGTTCATTTGCCCATTCTTGCCATTGATCATCTGATATAAATTGCGTATCAAACTGGTAGTATGCACAGCTATGAATAAGCATTTGAAGTCTTCTTCTTTTAATCAATTCTCCTACCTTGGAAGTAGGATTTGGGAATTCATAATATTTTCTTTTAGCCATTCATTACAAAAGTGGTGCCGGAAGAGGGAATCGAACCCCCAACCTACTGATTACAAATCAGTTGCTCTACCGTTGAGCCATTCCGGCGGTTAAAAATGGTGGAGCAGACAGGAATCGAACCTGCGACCTTCTCGGTGCAAACGAGATGCTCTCCCTGCTGAGCTACTGCCCCTGCAATTCGGACTTGAACTCTACTCCACCTCTACGAACTAATTCGTTCTTAATCTTTCTTTTCTTTTTTGGAATAGTCGTTGGACTATTATACTTATCGATTAGATCAGCCTTGGTATATTTTTTAATATAGTCATGATCATATTCAAAGTTATTCTTCTTTCCCTTTGAAAATTTCTTTGATGATTTTCCTAACTTAATCGGCATTTGGTAACCTCTTTATTTCTTCAAGTAAACGATCCACTTCAGGATCATTTAAATGACCTATTACATCACTGGTGATCGGTGTATCATAACACAATTCACCATCCTTTAAAACTGCTAATTCCCAAAGACCTTTCTTACCGCCATAGCTAAAACTATGTTTTACTATACTTGCTCCATAGCCATTTTCAAATTTAAATTCTTTTCCAACTCCGTCATGAATAGGATAGGTTTTCACATTCCAATCTACCATTAGATTTCCCCAACAATATATTTGTAGATATATTTCCACTTATGAAATCTGGGGATGTTTATATTAGAATTCGCATTATGATCATGAGCAACTAATATTGAGTTCAATCCAAATTTTAAACCTACTTCAGCATTTTCAGGTTTGTCCTCAACCCAGAAACACTCCGTTCCCTCATATTTTGCTAGGACTTCGTCTTTGTCTGCACCGCATCCAAGGTAGATGAAATCATCAAATAATTCTTTCCCAAACAAAAGCTCTAGATTTTGGGTTCTTAGCCTTTGAGCATATTTATTCGTACTTAATGAAGAGATAACATGGAATTTGTATCCATGAAGCATATTCAACCTTTTCATATAGTAGACTGCGTCCCTTAATGGCGGTAGAAAAGCAATAGCCGCGGAGTCATTAAATTCTGCAACATATTTTTTTCCTTCTAAAGGGCTTAGTCCAAACTTTTTATAGACATTATATTCATTATTGTCTAATATTGGAATTCCCTTGTGCTCCATAAAGGCAGTAAAAGAATATTCCCAGTCGCACATGACTCCGTCGCAATCAACTAGGATTATGTTTTCTTTCATATTCATTGGTTTATTCCTTATCATACGTACGTATTATACCATACGTAGGGGGGTTTGTAAACCCCCTTTTTGAAAAAAGTGGGGGTTTTTTTATATCTCTTCTAGCATCATTTGGGCTTCTTCTAATAAGTCCCTATAATGAGCAGCCTGGGTGAGTTCCTTTTCGATAGTTTCCATGACGTCTGGATGCTCTGCTACCCCAACCCCATTTTTAAGTAAGACCTCTACGTTCATTTTATGTTTCTCAATATGAGCTCTAAAGTGAACAATTGAGGTTTCTAATATTTTTCTGCTTAAATCTTTCATATTATCTCCCAAATAGTTTTCTTCTTTTATATTCATTTATGGTTTCAATTAGCTTTTCGGTCCACCTATCACGATGTTCGATAAAGACCTGTGGTTCATTTCCATCTACTGAAATCACAACCACTAATTGTGTAATTGGCATTTTGGTTCTTTCTTCCCACATGATAGCATAAGCTGCACATTGGATAAAATAATTCTGGATCCATTCACGCCTCTTTGGCTTACGGGATGTCTTATAGTCAATAATGGAATTCTTTCCATCCCATACCCCAACACAATCTACTCTACCAGCTACTCCTAAATGATCGGAATAAAGTGGAGCTTCCTGTGCATATACCTTTGACAGTCTTTCGTCAAGGATTGGTTTTAAATCTAAGAGTGATTGATAGATGTGAGGTAAGACTTTATCAATGTGAATAGGATCATTGTTCACATATCTTTCTAATATGCTGTGAACTGATGTTCCTCTCCCTGCTGCCTGGGTACTAATTCGATTGGCTGTTTCTTCACCAACTTTATTTCTCCAAGCTTGAATATGCTCTTCAGTTAATATTTTTAATACCGTAGTGATACTTGGATATCTTTTATCATCTGGGGTAACATATACTCTTCCATGATCTGATTCATCTGTACTTAGGTCTTTATACCCTAAGTAAACACTTTCATGCTCAAACGTCATCTATAACCATTCCTGTAAATTCACAAATTGTCTTCTTTCTGTTATTGATAAACTCTAGCTCTTTCTGCCAGTTCCGTTTATTTGTCTCCGCTTCACCACTTCCTCTTTGAGCCAATATAACTCGACCCCCATCCATATCAATACGGATACTATCGGTGGTAACCACCTCACCATGTCTTCCAATGAATACACCTGTCATTTCTCCTGTTGTATCTTCAACCGGTAGATTTTTTATTAGCTCTATTAGTTCTTCTTTTTTCACTTAAACAATCATTTATTATTCTATGAATCCTACTGGATTTCATTATTTTATTAAATCTTTTAAAGATCTTCATAGTCCTCCTAAATTAATTTTCCGGACTCAACCATCTCCTTAGTCATTATGAAATCTCTAACCAGTCCGCTTCGTATAATATCTTCCCACTTAAATTCTATACAGTCAAAGTATTTCATGTGACCTAGAATTTCTAAGAATTCCTTAATACCATCCTTTTCATTCTGTCTTGTAAAGTCAGATTGATAATAATCACCACACATAATAAATCTACAGTTTGCTCCCATCCTTGTTATGACCGAACAAAGCTCATGGTAATTACAGTTCTGAGCTTCATCAACAATCACAATCGCATCATTAATTGTGATACCTCTTATAAAAGAAGTTGTCAAGAATTCTATATTCTTGTTTGTGTATAGTTTACTCCAAGCATCTTTATCACCAAATAGATCTTGGACAATAACCTTATATGGTATCATATACGCGGATTCTTTTTCTTCCTGATCTCCTGGTAGAAATCCCATATCTCTGGTTGGAACCGCGGATCTTACTATAACTACTTTATTGCAGTTACTTTCCTTACTTAACACCTCTTTTAATGCAAGATACATGGCAATAAATGTTTTGCCCGTTCCTGCTGATCCTGAGAGGGAGAGGTGATATCCCTCTTCAAACGAATCAAAAACTTGTTGTTGATTTTTTGATTGTGGTTCAATTGTTGCTAAGTGTTCTATTCTTAGCTTACTCGGTCTAAGCTGGCTCATTTAGTTTTGATGTTTCCTTTTAATCTTGGGGGTAATCCTGATTTAATCCTATCTTGTACTTCTTTCCATCCATCCCCAGCTTTTTTCAGAGTTGATTCTCCACCCTTATAGCTTATGTTGGGGCTAGATAGTTGTTGCTTTAGATGAGGATTATCTTTTTTAAATTCATCTAATTTAGTATAACTCATGAAATGATCTTCAACTTCACCAGTTTTTTCATTCATAAATTCATAAGTTGGCATCAGTAAACCACCCTGGGACTTGTCTTTTAGTCCAAACCATTTTAAACCTGTCTTGTTTTGTTTTGTAATACATCCTATATGATTTCACGGGATCTTCCGGAAACATACACTCTGGATTTGAGTTCATGGCTAGCTTGAAAGGAGTAATTTCTCCTGATGGAATATTTTTTGGAGGTGTTTTTAAAACATCTACTAATTTCAAGTAACATCCATGATCTTTTTCATATCTATATTTATACTCTATGCAAAGAGAGATGAAGTGATCATACAACCAATTATAATTCGATTCTGATTCTCTTGCCCAAACTGAACATGGGTGATTATCATGAACTGACTTATATAGTACTTTATCCAAGTAAGGATCACTGTGTTTCCACGTTTTTAGATTCCTACCACTCTTGGATAGTTCTGTTGTTTGATACCCATCGAGTATTCTGTGTGCCGTACAAAGCATCTGAGCAGATTCGAGTGGCATTTTTACGACATGTTTGTCGCATTGATTCTGTCCTGATTCTATAGGACAAGCAATCTCATCTCCGTGTTCTATTGCAAATATGTTCATAATGTATATTATACCAAATTTTTATGTGTTTGTAAACCATAAATTTATTAATCCTGAAAATAAAATGATTGCTATCACTCCATTTAGGATTAACACCGCTCGGTCTTTCCACAAAAGACCTACAAAAAACCAACCAACAGATCCTAGCCAAGAAAGTAACATATCTAGCCAAGCTAGTTGTGTAACCCCTGAGGCTCTAATTGTGATTGCTGTTAAAATAATAAAACTAGAAACCCATTTGATATACCAGCTGATATCATATTTGGGTGTTGCTGATTTAAAGATTCTCTTTGAGTTCTTTAATTCTTTTGGATCAAAATCTACCATAATAAATTCCTTCGAAAAAACGGGACCAAGCCGAGACCTGGTCCCACCTTGTTCCTTACCTCCTTAATGATTCCATTTGATTGATGTGATTTGTAAGGTATTCTATTTTTACTTGCATCTTATATGCAAGAGTATCCTTTCCTTTTTTAATCAATCTTTTACGATAGTATAATGCCTCATTTTTATCTTTCTTGAGACGTTCAATTTGAGTACAAATCATAGGCACCTTCCTTATAAATGTTGAAATTGAAACTATCATAATATAGAGGTTTTTTCTATAGGCTCCTCCTATTTTTGAATTAAGTTAGGGAAAGTTTCCTCACACATTGATTTGGTTATTCCCCTGTATTTTAGTTTTTTGTCTTTTGCAGCAATTAGGAGTTTAGCATCTTTAGGATGAATTGATTCCAAAACATCAATAAAGATCTTTTCTCTCTTTGCTTGCATCATATCTTTCACCGGGCCCTTAAAGAAATACTTATAGTTTACAGCTTGTCTGTCCAAATCTGATTTGGGCTGTTCTGCTTCGTTATATGGGGGTGCTCCCTCGGGTAAAAGAGATATGATATCATCATCAAAATTAATTCTGATGATGGCTTGGACCTGAGGTGAAGCATTGTCTTTCAAATACTTAATCCTCTCGGGTTTGGATGAGATCCTAGAAGTTTCTTCGAAGATCTCTGATATTAATTTCTTAGCCATTATAAAATTCCTCCACGACTTCAATCAAGTTGTTACATCTTTTCTTTATTAAATAATTTAATACTTTCATTTTCATAGCTGGCTTTTGCTCATTAAAAGTATTTATAATATTATTCTGTATGTTTTCAGGAATCTCAGTTAAGTCAATTAACTTCTTATTCCTTTGGTAATTCCTATATATATCGTCTGTCATTGCTTCACGAAGATTGTCAGAGTTTTCCATCCACTCATCGATCTTAGATTGTCTCAATTGAGATTGTTTTGAATCACTAACAAAGGTATCATCAGCTGACAATACATTCGGAATTCCGTCTCCGGTATCTCCTCTCATCACATGATTGAAGAGATAACTTCTTGGGTTTGGATCTGTTACCATTTTCTTCTGAACTGGAGAAAACTGTTTTACATTTTTAAACTTTTGTAGTTGGATGAAGTCCTTGTCAGAAGAGATAATCATTACCGGTTCGTGTAATCCAAACTCCTGTGTTTGTAGGGTAAGTGTGCCTATCACATCGTCTGCTTCACAACCTTCAATATGAATAACCTTATAGGGTAAATTCTCTTTAATCTCTTCTCTGACCTGATTGAGTGTTTGAAAAATATTATTCCAATCTAGGCTAGAGCTATCCCTATTCTTTTTACGGTTTGCCTTATATTCAGGAAAGAATTCTTTACGCCAAGTATTAAATCCATCTGCACAAATAACCATTTGTCCAAATTCATCTCTATATTTTTTATTGTACATACGGATAGAATTTAGTATCATATGCCGAATTAGATTTTCATCGTCTAGTTTCTGCACTATAATATTGGATAGCGCAATTTGTGAATAATCAAGTAATATCATCTTTTTCCTTTTGCATTCTCATAATCTTGTTGTGTAAGCTATTCAGATCTTTTTGAAGTCTGTGTTCTACACCAATATATCTCATAAACATTGAGCACATTAAATTGGCAATTACATAGGAATCTTTTGCCTCTGGATGCTCGGGGTTTCTGAGATCAAATCCATCTAAGATATAACCCCCTTGGGATTCTTCTACCTCAAATTCTAGTATGTCAATAATGTGTCTGGATAATTCAACACATTCATCGACCATAGCCTCCAGATACTCCTTTTCCATATCCTCTTGGACTTTTAATCTTTCTTTTAAATTCGGAAATGGTATGATCTTTGCCATAATAGTACCTATTATACCACAGTTTGGGTCCTTTGTAAACCCCCTATTTCATTAATCCTTTAACACTATTTGATCCAATTCTGCATTGAATAATACCATTATA